CTGCAGCGTCGAGAACATGGTCCGGCTCGAGGTAGAACACGTTGAATAATGCAACACAAAGTCACGGCCTGGCCAGAACACGTCAAGGTTTTGACGGTCGGGGCTCAGGCGAATCCGCAAACCGGGTATAGAGCGCGTGCAGGCGTCGCGCGGGCTCCGTTGACTAACCAAGGTGACGGAGCCGGAGCCCGTCGCCGGGCTCGCCGGGCTCGCCTGCACGCCACCGCGTCGCGCGTGTTCCGGAGGGTATAGAGTGGAATCGGCTACCGTGGCCGATGGTATGCACGCTAACCCACTGAGCCATAACGCCTTAGCCTGCCGCGCCAGCATACGCGCCAGCAAGACGGAACGCGCCGCTCGTTTCGGGCTCAGGCGAGCGGCCACGTGCGCCAGCTGGGCGGGAGTTTGCGCCGGGGGCCCCGGCCGCCGCGCCATTGTGTAGGAGTCTCGCAACACCCAACCCGGTTTTTCGATTGGGGCCCCCCTATCACGGCCGTGGGAGCTATCACGGCCCTGAGAGGAGCTGCGCCAGTGGTGGCTGCGCAACCCGGCGTCACACGCCCGGCTCTGAGAGGCCACCACGGCTGCGGTCCAGGCCCATCTGAACTGGGGTCTTGACAAACCCCTGTTCTGGATGATATAATCGAGAAGGGGGGTGCGGGGGGCGAAGCCCCCTGCTTATGCTTAGTACAAGGACAAGGTACTAAGCACAAGGTTCTATGCTTAGTACAAGGACAAGGTACTAAGCTCAAGGTTCAAGGTCTTATGCTTAGTACAAGGACAAGGTACTAAGCACAAGGTTCAAGGTTCAAGGCTCAAGGTTCAAGGTTCTAGTACAAGGACAAGGTACTAAGCACAAGGTTCAAGGCTCAAGGTTCAAGGTTCAAAGCTGCAAGGCTACACGGTACAGGTACATAAGCCATAGGCCGGCTCATGCCGCACACGGTCTGCTGGATCCTCGACGGGCTCTGCCTCGTCATCCGGACCTACCCGGACGGCTCGGTCACCGTGTGCTTGACATCAGCACTCGGCATGGTGTAGACTACGCAGCGGAGGCGGGCATGTTCGACACGAAGGATCCCCTGCGGCTGGAGTGGGTTGGCCCCGAGAAGGGCGGCACGTGGATACTCCATGAGAGCTTGGAGTACTTCGACGAGGACACGTCGCACGGGCCGGACGGGGCCTTCATTGAGGTGCCCGAGGGCTTTGTGACGGACCTGGCCTCCATCCCGAGGGTGCTCTGGGTGGTCTTCCCCAAGGCCGGGCCGTACACCAAGTCTGCGGTGCTGCACGACTGGCTGTACTGGGACGCCACGGTCGAGGGCCGGCCGATTACGCGTTCGCAGGCCGACGCCATCTTCAAGCGGGCGATGGCCTCCGAGGGCGTGGGCGCGGTCAAGCGCAACCTCGTCTACGCGGCGGTGCGGGCCGGCGGAGGCCGGATCTGGGCCAAGTACCGGGCTTGTGAGCGATGAGGTTCGCCACCAAGGCCATCCTGAGCTGGATCGTCTTCTGGCTGGTCGTCGGCCTGCTGGGCGCGGCAACCCTCCGGCTCGAGACGCGCGTGTCTGCCCAGCCCAAGCTGACGATCCGGGTGACGCCGCTGGTGGGCATGGCTCCGGTGGACGCGCGGGTCATCGTCCAGATCGAGCAGCATCCGGACAACCGGGCCGCCTTGGTGACCTACGCCTCGGACGCCGAGTACCGCTCCAGCTTCATCCAGCTCGACGGGGAGCTTGCGCCTCGGACGCATGAGATCCTGATGAAGCGGCTGCCCGGCGGCGAGGCCACCTTCACGGTCGAGGTGTTCAACAGCGAGGGCGAGATCTGGGCCCGCGTGGTGGCTCGGGCCACGTACACGGGCATGACCTACACGCTGCCGGAATGGCAGCAGGACGCCGGCTGGGCCGCGTTGTGAGCGCCCCCCGGCGTAGACCCCTGACCAAGGCCGAATGGCTCGCCAGCCTGCCGCCTGCGCTGCCCAAGGGGCCGAGTACGGACGGTGACCAGCGGGCTCGGGACGACGCCCACGCCATGCTGCACGACTACTGGTACGGGGATGGTCAGGCTCCCCGGTGCGTGTGGTGCGGCTGCGCGAACCCGCTGGCGCTCCAGATCGATCATGTCAACTCGGACGGGGCGGAGGCGCGGAAGCGGTTCACCGGCGGCCCGCAGACGTGGTACGCCCTCCTCCGGGGCGACATCGACTGCGCGACGGTCCAGCTCTTGTGCGCCAACTGCAACGGCGAGAAGCGGGCCTATGAGAAGCGGCACGGGTTGGTGCGCTCTCGCGGCCACAAGTCTGTGCTTGACAAGACAACTGGGCTCGTGGTATCATACACTTGTGGGCAGGGACACGGCCCCCCTCCTTGACCTGGCCGCTGGCGCGGTAACACATGAACCGGCCACACAGGTAAGCCCTCCTCCTCCCGTGTCCCTGCCTGCCTATGACGACGGAGACGGTCCAAACCCGTGACGAGCTACTGGCGTATCGCGGGCTGGCTTCTGTCGTGGTGGAGCAGCCTGACGGCAGTCGTACGACGCTGTACTCGCCGACTCCCCGTCAGGACGCCTTCCACCTGTCGGGCGTTCCCAACGTTCTATTTGGTGGCGCAGCCGGAGGCGGCAAATCGCATTGCCTACGCTGGGACGCGTACATGCGATGTCTCAGCCAACCGGGCTACCGGGCGCTGCTGCTGCGGCGCACGTATCCTGAACTGGCCGACACGCACATTGAGCGAGTCATACTGGAAGTGGCATCCCTTGGAGCCACCTACAGCAAGACCGAGTTCAAGCTCAGGTTCCCCAATGGCAGCGTCCTCCAGTTCGGCCACTGCGAAGACGACTCGACGGTCACCAAGTACCTCTCGACCGAGTACGACGCGATCTACTTCGACGAGGCCTCGACCTTCGAAGAGCGGCACTACCTCTGGATCAGCTCCCGAGCGCGAGGCACGAAGGCCGGCGTCAAGGCCATCGTCCGGTGCGGATCGAACCCCGGCGGCGTCGGGGCCCTCTGGCTCAAGCGGCGGTTCATCGACAAGGACATCACCGCCGAAGAAGACGAGGCGTACGATCCGGCCGACTACGAGTTCATCCCGTCGCGGCTGACCGACAACCCGCATCTCGGAGACGACTACCGGAAGCGCCTGCTCGCCCTGCCCTCGCAAGCCCTGCGACGGGCGTACCTCTACGGCGAGTGGGATGTCTTCGAAGGGCAGGAGTTCGCGGAGTGGCGAGCCGAGGATCACGTCATCGACGAGCTGCCGACGCTGAACGGCAAGTCGATTCTCGAGCTGCCGTGGATCGAGGTCTTCCGGGCGATTGACTGGGGCTACACCGAGCACGGCGTCTGCGGCTGGTACGCGTGCCTGCCCGAGGGCCGGATCATCAAGTTCCGCGAGCACGTCTTCAAGACGACCATCGCCAAGTCGGTGGCGAAGACGATCAAGGAGATGAGCCGGGGGCTCCGGATCCGGTACACCATCGCGGATCCCTCGATCTGGATGAAGGGCGGCGCGATGGGTGAGTCCATCGCCGAGACGTTCGCCAAGGCCGGCGTCGGCTGCATCCAAGCCGACAACGACCGCATCAACGGCTGGCAACGGCTCCACCACTTCCTCACCGAGCGCGTGGGCGAGGACAACAAGCCGCTGATCCAGTTTGTGCGCGGTGGTTGCCCGTACACGATCCGCACGCTCCCGATGATGGTGAGCGATCCGAAGCGTCCGGGCGACATCAAGTCCCGAGCCGTCGAGGATCACGCAGCGGACGAGACGCGGTACGCGGTGATGAGCCGCCCGGCCCCCTCGATCTACAGGCCGCGCAAGATCGTCCTGCCCGGCACGGTCGGCTGGGAGATCAAGAAACACCTCGACAGGCAGCGACGCGGAACCAAGCTCGGAGCTGAGAGCGTGAGGCGCAGATGAAGGTACAGATCCCCCTGACGGACAAGCAGGCGGCGAAGTGGCGCAGCCGCGTCGAGTCTGGGGCGAAGTACATCGAGCGGTTCCGCGAGACGTGGAAGCAGCAGCAGGCCGCCTACGTCGGCGAGTCCCTGAGCGACGTGCCGGTCGACGACACGGTGCTCGTCAACAAGGACGCGCCGCGCGTCAAGCAGAAGGTCGCCCAGCTCTTCTATCAGGTGCCGGAAGTCCACCTGAAACCGAAGCGCCCGGAGTACCTCGGCGCGGTCGGCGTGTTCCAGTCGGTCGTGAACCACAAGCTCAAGTCGGAGATGCACGTCGAGCGCATGGTCGACGAGGTGCTCACCGACACGATTGCCGTCTCGGGCATCGGCGTCAGCAAGGTCGGCTACGAGGTCGTCACCGAGGACGTGGACACGCCAATGGTGAGCCCGGAGGAGGCCCAGCAGTTGACGGAGCTGGGCATCGAGGTGCCAACCGAG